TGCCACCCCCACTCGTACGTGTAGATGCGGTCACGGTAGCGGATTTCGATGTTCGGCAGCCCCGCCTCTACACTCCGCACCTGCTCCCCGCCTTGCAATACGTGCCCTGTTGCGTTCGGCAGGGTCAGCCTGTCTTGTGTCGCGTCATAGACGTACTTGGAGCAGTCCTGCGTGTACTGCTCCGTTGTGACGGTCATGCCCGCCTCCTGCACCCACGCCAACAGGCGCGGATACTCGCTTGCCTTGACTGTTGCACCGTTGGCTTTGATGTACCCGTCGCGCAAGGTCGGGCGCAAGATGATATCGCCTACCCTTGCGCCGTCTCGCACGTCATCGACGATCCAGACGGCCGTACCGTCATGGATAAGCACCCCCACATTTTCGAGCACCTGTTTGATTTTATCGGGCAACTCCGCGCCCGTTGTACCCGCCTTGACGCATTCGAGCCTCGCCCAGCTTGGCAGGGCTTTGTGATACGCAATGTCGCCGACGGCATAAGTTTTGCTGCGCTGGAGGATTGCGATGCCCGCATTTAGGATCAGCGCGCGCAAGTCCGCGTGTGCGTCGGGGGCTTTGTTGTGCTCCTTCAGGCGCTCCTCCACCTCGGCCATTGTCGGATGAATAATAGACGAATCGATAACGACCGTCAGATTCTCTGTATTGCCAACAACAACATCAATCTTCACAAGACGTTCTTGGATTGGCGTTGTCTTGTCGTACAAAAACGATGCGGCCGTTCCTGCATAGCTATATGCATAAAGCTGTTCTGCACCGCCTTCAGTTTTTGCCATGACGCCGATTTCACGATGCCAGAATCCTTTTTCGAGTGAGGTATTGCTTACTTCAAACTGCAGCGTAAACTGTCCGTTTCCCTTATCTACGAATGATCGAATCGGGCACGAAAGCCTTTCCTTCTTAATCGCTGTCAGCTTTTCGATGTCTTCGCCATCTTCAATCAGCCCATCTCCCAGCGCAACACGTGTGAATGATACTGTCTTTCCGTTTTGACTTTCGACGATCATTCCCTTACCGAGCTGTGTCACAACGGATTTTGAAAACTGTCCTGTCTTTTCTGCCATGATAACCCTCCTTATTGGTAAACATCCGCTTCAATATGCACCGTCTCAAACGTAGAGACTGCTATGCCTATAGCAATATCCTCTTGCGGTGCGGGCAATACGAAATCAGTTTGTGCATCGATGTGTATTATGTCAGCTACGGTAACGATTGCCCCGACACGGAGATACAACGAGGCATCTGTCCGTGCGATATACTTCCACCCTATGTGGGCAGGCACCCACATGCGAAGAGTCTGATCTAATCTCTGCCACGACCGAACTACCCCGTCACACAGCTCGATATCAAGCCGATAGTCTGTAGGTACATCTATTACACGGACCGATTGACCTGCAACAAGCATCTCAACAACAGCCTGCAAAAACGGCTGTGTGACTGATTGAGCCGCACGGAGTTTTGCCTTGACTTCGTTTCGCCGCCAATCAGGTGCGTCGTTACGCACTGTAATCTCGACCAGTGACTCCCAGAGCGGCAAGCCCCACGTCGCTGTATCTACATATACTTGGTTGAGCAAATCCTGCAACAGCAGCCGAATCCTATCGTGCTCCTTCGAATCAGCGTGATTCGTGGCATGGAAGTTCGGATCCATCCACAGAAAGCGCGGCAGATATTCAAGTATGTTTACTGTGTCCTGACGCATCCAATCATGTGTCAAGGAGTGTCACCTCCCCGACGACGGGCAGCACATCGACGGGGATAACAATGTTTTCCGTACCGCCGTCCAGTGTGAGCTTAATGTAGTCCTCCACCCCTGTATTCGCCGAATCATCCAACAACACACGCCCCACCTGCGCATAGCTTATAGTTACTGTGCTGTTTGTGAGGTCCTGGATCTTACTGCTCGTTTTAAACACACCACTCTTGAAATACCGAGTAAGCGCTCTCCGTATTCCTTCTTTATTTCCTGTGCCTCGTGTGCAAACAAGGGATACGTCAATTTTCTTTATAGTCGGTGCGACAACTGTGACCTCTGCGCCGACCGGTGCGTTCTCTGCAATAACAGCTCTTATTTTTTGCAGGGTCTCTTCACTCGGTTGTTCCGTATTCGCATCGGCGACGACGATTTTGACCGTTCCACGCCCCTTCCAAAGTGGCAGAACCTTTACCGCCCCCACACCGCTCACCGATGTTGCCCACTCAACATAGTGATATACGTTTCCGCTCGTTGCAGGCTGCCGCACTGCAAAAAGGAGACGCTCACGCAGGTCATCGTCAGTCTCCTCATCATAGCCGCCGCGCGCTGCATCCTCGTTTGTCACTGCGGAAACACCATAGATCGAAACGGGAATCTTGACGATGCTCTCTTTTTGTACATTGCCGGCTGTACCTATAGACAGTGCGCTTGCCTTTATCTTGACCGTACCATGTGCGGAAACCAACCCCTGTTCGCCAGTGGAAAACTGTACACCGCTTTCCGTCGCAAACAGGCTGCCTTTGGGAACGACGGTCCCTGCCGTCCCTGTGATCGACAATATGACTGTCGCTGCGACGGCAGGTCGCCTGGAAAGTCCCGCCAGTTCGTCCGCAAGATAATCGAGATACTGCCCCCAGCTCGTCTGCGGGAATGCAGCTTCGATTAAGAGGCTCATTTCCGCATATGTTTTTTCAAATTCCTTCGCGTTGGCAGCGAGCGTATCAAAAGAAAACGTCCCCTCTATCGCGCTTGCCTCTGTCTTTTTTGCCTCGTCATAGAATGTCTTCAGGCGCTCCAATATGGCAAGTCTCGTTTCTGCTTCAAACACCTCTTACACCTCGATTCGCATGGATGTGTCGCCGTAAACTGTGGACAGATTCAGCAGCATTGTAATGCTTTTTTTCGTTCGTTCAACACGCAAATTCGTTACATCTGTGATGTACGGATTCACAAGAAGACCTTCTTTAACGTACTGGAAAAGTTCGCCAGCACGTCTTCCGTCATTCGGCCCCGTGCCGATGAACTGCTCCAACTCAATCCCGTAATCATCGAAATAGGCAAGATAACGGTAACGTTCGCATTGGAGCGTATGCCATGCCCACACCTTTACTGCCTCATTCTGCGTAACAATCTTGTGCGAGCCGTCGGCCTCATAGAGGAAAGTGTTTCGCTCAAAATCCCACGCAAATTCATGAAAAATAGGAAGTGCGTCGTCTGCACTCCCCATTCCGCTTGTCATAAATGGATTCGCCATATCAATTCCCATCCAGTCGTTTCAGCTTCATCCCGACAATGAACTGCTTCGTTGTCCGATTGTCATCCCCCGTCACAGGAATCAAGAGCACCTTGTCGCCCGGCTTCCATGTGTCTGTCCACGTTTCATCATTATCGATTGGGTGATTATGTGATTCGTATGCAGGATCGCCGCTGCCGCCGCCTCGGAAACTTGTCTCGCCGACAATGTGACGACGATGCCCGGGAAGCCAATACTCATCGATATAAAGGTCTTTCGCCCGCAAGATGAACCCATGATAGCGGATTTGAATATCGGGCGGCGAGCTGACAATAACACCGATGCCCGCCGTCGGCTGCAGTGCCGCGGCACCCGCCATATCATAGGTAAGGTCAACAAGCGCTTTGTACGGATCCTCTGTTTTTGTCATCCTCTCGCCCTCCTTGCTCTGCGCCGTCGTTTCATACGCCCCCGCGATGTGCTGAATACTGGAGCAACATAATCGGACTGATCAACAATCAAGGTCTCGGGGTTATCCGGGAGGTATTCGAGGGACAACTCCATTGTATGGATCCCCCTCTCGAACGTATGTGTATCGCTCTTGATATGAAATATCCCCTTGAGCTGCTCCTCCTGCACTTCGATGGAATATCCAGTGATACACTGGATATTCCCAAGACCTTTCAGGCTCGAATCGTCCCGCACGCGTTTCAATTTTGCCTTTGCAGCCGCAATATTATCAACGGTCTCGCCCTTTTTAGGCGGCTGCATTTTGTAGATTTTTTGGATCATACCAAAATGCCGTACGTCATCGTTGATCGTGAATACCTGACACACTTCCCCGTTATCATCCACAGCCTTGATGCGGTTCACCATATCTTCAACGGATTCGGAGTGCTCAGCCGAGCACACATTCACATCAGCTGTCGCCGTATACCCTTCAATGCGCTCCCCCTTCTTGATGATGTTTACCTTTCCGTCCAGGCATATCGGCAGATAGCGCGTGTCTTTCCCGTGCGCAAGGTTCGCTGCCTCCTGATAAGCGAGGAGCATTCGCAGCACCTCGGTCGCGCTCTTATCATCAGCGATGAAGTCCACGGAAGCATCTAATCCTGCAGGGAGGACCCCGACAGGAATGCCGATCTCACCGCACACCTGTGCAATCCCTGCCGCAACGGTTCCCGCAACAACGGCACGGATATTACTTTTGGCGAGATATATCATGTCATCGAAACATGCAAACTCGAACGAATATGAATCCGTTGCCCGTTTACGGTAGAAGATGCGCCCCTCGAAAATCTTGACTTCGCTCTTCGTCTCGTCTTCTCGGTAGAACAAATAAATAAAGCCGCCGAGTTTTAAATCCAGCGGCTCAAAGGCCTCGTCTTTGGCTTTCGTGTTGTAGGCGATGGAAAATTCCAATTTCCGCGCCGCCTGCTCACTATCTCCACTCCACGTATATTTTTTTACGTAGTTGGTAACGTCTACGTTATTCTTCGGTTCAGCACCGCCGTTTTTCAGTCGCTCCTGCATTTCAGCATCGGTCTCCGGCGGATCGCTGTATCGCATACTGAGCATTTCTATCCCTCCCTAAAACCGATAAAGCGACTTCCCACCCGACTTGACTGCTTCCGCTGTCGTCGTAAGCACCGTGCCGAGCGGAATACCGCCCGACTTGACAATTGCTCGATAAAATCCGAGAGCGCGTTTTCCTTGATTGACAATAGATGTCGTTTTCTGCATGGTTTTTTGCGCTTTATCAAGTGCGTGCATCGCTTTCGTCCAAACGGTTTTCTTCTCCTTCACCGTTTCCGCTGTGCGCCCCTTCATCCCTGTTGTTTGATTTGTCTGCTCAGATGTAGGAGTGATATAGCGGTACTCCTTCAGCGACAAGCTGAAATAGACATCCCCTGTGCTGTCCTGTTCCTTGAAAGCAAAGTCCTCAATTGTGACAGGAAGGCTGATATCCGTTCCCGAAATAGAAATCTTCGCCGGCTGTCTGCTCTCGGCCATCTTCTTGATAGTATTTACGTACGTATATGGTGCTTCTGCCGGCTGCGCAAAGGAATAATCCTGCGCAGGGAAGAACGAGGAAAATTCCATCGTCGCGAGCCCGCGCCTGCCCATCATATTGATGTCGCCAAGACTGTAAATATTTACCGTTTCATTGTTATACGGATTCGTGACCTCAAAATCTGCAGGGCTTACGGGAAACTCAACGCTCCCGTTTGCTCCTGAAAGCGTGAACACGCATCCGTTCTCTGCACCGCTCAGCGCCCCCATGATACTAGACAACATATTCGATGCCCTGCCAATGGATGAAAAAAAGTCACTCATTAGATTGCCCCCACTGTGCGATTCATTGCGTGTTTCTCCATCTCATAATGGATTTCACGCACAACACTGCGCGCAAGCTCCTTGATGTCGCTGCCATTCTGGATCGTCACTCCGCTGAACTGGACCGTAAAATTATTACCTCCACCGCCCGAGGAACGCCCCATGTTGTACGCCTGCCGCATCGATTGATCATGCGGCATGACGCGCGTTCCACTTGGCAGATCGATGATTTCCGCTCCGCGATCATGTACCATGGCAGGACCGCCGCGCCAGTTGTCGGTACCTGTATAGAGATGCGGAATATTGAGGGGGCCAAACGACTCCCCTCCATATCCGGGCACCCACTCGGGAATCGTGACAGAAACACCGTTGATGCCATCGATAACAGAATTGATTGCTGCCTTTGCGCCGTTCACAAAACCATCAACAATCCCACTGAGTCCGCCAAATATGCTGCTGAATATCTCCGATACCCCCTGCCACGCAAGCGCCCAGTTACCCGTAAATACACCTGTGATGAAATCAATGAGCCCGCTGAGCACACCGATCGATGCCGAAATAACTGCGCCAATCGACTGAAATGCAAAGGTAAATATTCCCGTTACTGCACCAGAAACCAAAAGAATTGCGCTGTATAGAACGCCGCCCAGAACACCTGCCAAAACATCAGAAAGACCGTTAAGCACTCCAAAAAGACCTTCTCCGTTCTGAAACGCCGACATAAGCCGTTGCCAAACGCCCTGTAGACGCGTGAGCGCCGGCTGAATCATTGCCATGGCAGAGTAGAACGCCGCCTTAATGCGATTCCAAAGCCCCGCAAAGAAGGGGCCGATGCGGTCCCAGTTTTTATAGATGAGCACCGCTGCTGCAGTGATCGCAAGAACGACAATCCCGATCGGACCGGACAAAGCAAGCAGGCCAACGCGCAGGAACCGAAACGCCATCATAACGCCTCGTACAGCAACTTCGAGGCCCTTGTTTCGGATCGTTGCTCCTGCCATAACGCGGCCGATCTGTCCGTACATCGTAATAAGTGCACCGGCCCCCATCACGACTTTCGAGGCAACGAACGTGAATGCCGTGAATCCAACAACACTGGCACCAATCTGCACAATCAGATTTTTTGTCTCCGGAGAGAGCCCTGCAAACGTATCGGCAAGGAACTTCAATTCGTTCGCCGCTGCGCGGATGCTCGGTGCAAGTGCTGCGCCGAAACTAATTCCCATAGCCTCAACGGAACCAATAAGCGAATCCATCGATCCTTTGAGCGTATCCTGCATTATGAGGAATGCTGCGTGCGAACTTCCAGCGCTATTTTCAATGGCATCTGCCATCTGTTGATACGCCTCTGGCGACGTCTTAATAAGTGCGAGCAATCCGCTGTATGCTTCTTCTCCGGCAATTGCCTTTAGCGCTGCGACCTGCTCCACATCACTGAGCCCCTCCATACGTCTACGGAGGAGATCTACTGCACCCGAAAGCCCAATAAAACTGCCATCCCCTTTTTGCAGATCAGACATGCTTATACCCAGTTGCGCGAGCGCATCCGCCGCGGCTTTCGGCGGGCTAGCAAGACGTGACAGTGTGGATCGCAAAGAGGTTCCAATGGTGCTTGCTGCAATACCGTTGTTGCTCATAATGCCCATTGCTGCACCAAGTTCTTCAATGCTTATGCCGAGAGCCGCTGCCGGCGCTCCTGCATATTGCATCGCGAGCCCGAAGTCCTGCATGCCAAGTTTCGAGGCATTCGCTGCCGCCTGTATTACGTCGGCAACGTGTGTCGTATTGGCGGCAATGTCGCCCGTCGTCAAATTCCAGATTGACAGCGCAGACGTAACAACGTCCGATGTTGCGCCCAAATCCTCGCCGGAAGCGACTGCGGCCTCGATAATGCCAGGCATTGCACCGATGGCCTGCGTCGCATTGAATCCGCCGGCCGCAAGCCNCAAGCCTGTCCATCCCTTCTGCCGCCTCGCGCGCAGTAATCGGGAACTGCGCACCAAACTTGCCCGCCGCATCGCGCATAGCATTCAGTTCCTCTGCTGTTGCGCCTGCCTTGACAGCTGCAGCAGTGATCTGCGCATCAAAATCCATGAACGACTTTGCGCCCACGGTACCGATCGCTGTAATTCCTGCAGCAATCGGCATCATCGTGTTTGCCACGCCCCCCATTGATCGGCCAACGCCTTGAACAGTATTGCCGAGACGAACATTTCCACGCGCCGTTTGCTCCATTTCGCGCCGAATATGCGTAAGCCTATCACTCACTTGGTCTGTCAGCCGCATCACAACATCAATGATCTCTGCCATGTTCTCCCTCCTTTCTTCAAGATTCGAGTTTTTCTTTCAGTTGTTTTTCTTCCTCGATCTCCCGATGCATAAACGCCTGCAGGATGATTTGTTCGCCGCGCCCCATCGCATACCACTCCGACGGCCGCAGATGATGCCGTGCATAATGCAGGTACATCATCTGCGTCTCTCCGTCGGAATCAATCAGTTTTTTACTGCTTCAACAGCCTTCTTCGTCTGTTTCTGACCAAAGCCGCAGAGCTCGGAAATCGCATTGGCAATATCCTGCACCTCACCAGCGTTAAAGAGCACAGCAAAGAGCTCCTTCCGTGACGCGACGTTGTAGTGCTTCAAAACGTCCGCCCCGTCGAAATCCTTGTTTGTGATCCCGTCGCAGAGCATCCGCATCTGGAGTTCGTAGTTGTCCACGCCCTTCAGCTGCCCCGTGCTTGTGTCAATCTGCATCGCACTGTCCTGAATCTCACGCACACGGCGAGAAGGGACCTGCTGCAGATGCAGGATGAATGGCTCGCCCAAAATCTCAGAAAGCCGTTCTACCTCAAAATCCTTCGTCGCCTTTCGTACAATTTTCCCTGCGTCTGCCGCAAGGAGTGCCTCTGTCAAACTCATAATAATCCTCCTTACTCTGATGCGCTGTCCAAAATGTCGAAATCAGTAAACGTGAAATCGTAGTCATCCTCGGTCAGCTTCTTTGCCGCCCAGTCCATAAGGGTCAGCTTGTCAAACGTTGCATCGCGGATAACAACGCGCTCGTCTCCGATCGCATCCGGATCCGAGAGCTTGGCGATGATCGTGCAGACCGTCTGCTTTCCATTTTTGATGTTGTCGGCCATCTTGTCGATAAAGTATGAACTCATGTGATTCATCTTCACATTTCCGGAACCCTCCCATCCCGTTGTCTTGTACTGCTTGCCGCGGCGCTTGACCTGGTTAACCTCCTCTTTTACGAGTTTCACCTCTGCCTTGAACGCAACGACCTGCGCCATGTACTGCGAGTCAATCCAGACTTCGCCCTCCGTGCCGCTCATTACCTGCTGCGAGTTGAACGATTCAGCCATTGTTTATCCTCCTTTAGATGTTGATTGGCAGCTTGATGTCTTCCATCGCATCGAGAATCTTGATGCTTGCCGTCAAAAAGACAATCTTCTTCGTGTCGAGCTTCTTCAGCTCCAGTTCACTCATATCTGCAAGCTGCTCCTTCGTGTAAAGTCCATGTTTCAGCTGATACGTCTTGACTGCCTCCGTATCAATGTCGATCTTCGTATAGTCACGCTGCAGGAGGCGCCCGTTCTCGAGCTCGCGCATATAGCCATAGATGGCCGTGATAAGAAGCTGCTTGTTGTCGTAATCGTTCGTATACTTTCCGATATACGAATCCTGCGCCGTCTTCTTGATGTCGTCGTAGATCATATCCATAATGTCCACGCTCTTGATGGTCTGGTATGCTTCGAGTTTCCCCTGCGTCGTCGTGACAAGAGAGTTCATCGCACGGCTCATCTTGAATTTTTCCCCGTCAAACCAAACGAAGAACTCGCCGCGGTTTACCTTATCATCATTCTCGTCGACGCTGTACTTATCACAGTCAATAACCTCCGAAAGCGGCGCATATGTCGCGGAGATCGTCATGGGTGTGCCCGCAATCAGACCTGCAATGCGCGGCGTATACTGCGCACCTGTATAGACCTTCGCAGCGGTCGTGATGCTTTTGTTCGCGAAGTTGATGATGCCCTCATAGTCCCCCGCATACCCGGGCAGAACAACCTTCGAGCGCTTGAACTTATTCTCGCGGTTCGTTTTGAGCCATGTCGCAACAGATTCCAACTGCTCTGTCACAATCGTCGGGATGGCGAGATAGTCCCACCGTTCCGTCGAAAGCGTTTTCAATGATTCCGCGAACTTATCTGCATTCTTCGCGTTCGCATTGTTCGCCGCCTGCAGGTAGATCTTGACGCGATACGGTGACTTCTTGTAACCCATCAGGCATTTTGTGATGTAGTCCTTGTTAGCATCCGTGAAAATGCTCGGAATATCATTGGTCGTATAAATGGTAAGCGGCAGCTTCTCCGCTGCCACTTCCTTCCCGCCATCTCGATATCCCTTTTTGATCTTGTCAATGGTCTCCTGCGACTCCTCGAGGAGCAGTGCAACAATGCCGCGCTGACTGCGCTCGATAGCCTCAATGCCCGCCTCAATAAACGAAATATTGACAGAGGGCATCCCCAGTTTTGCCATAATCCTTCACTCCTTTGCGTTCATACTGTTTTCTCATCGATTTGCCCGCCCCATTCTTCGGCGCCTGTATCTTTTCCACGATGACGGACACGGAAATGGACTTCCTGCATTGGCTCTGCCGCAGGCTTTGTTTTCTTCACCTGCTCCAAGTAGGGAATCGTAACGATGATCTGCAAAACATCCTGCTCCTCTCCCACACGGTCATCCTCCACTGATTCGATGTGGAGGTACCGGTCAGCAACGGGAATGCCAACTTGGAAAAGGAGTTGCACACGATCGATGACGTCCATATAGGCAACTTCGTTCTTATCCGCATCTTGTGCGTAGTACGTAATGGCAAGCCTCAGCTCTTTCTCCATCCAATTTCCTGTTTTGGGCGTCATTTTGCTCGTGGCGGCAATAAAAAAGCAGGGCTTTTTGAACTTCTCCCGCACCTCATCCGAATACACGCGGTATCCGAACTCCTGTGACAGCTGCCCAATGACCTGCCTCAATACATCAACCTGTTTTACTACGTTAGCCAAGATGCTCACGCACCTTTGTGTAAAATGTCTCTGTCATCTTCTGCTTTGCCCCGCTCCAGTTTTCATCGACTGCCTTCTCCAGAAAGTGAAGATTCCGATTGTCGTGCGGGCTGTTTGGTGTGGGGCGACCTTGCGGGCTCGCCCGCTGAAAGCCACGATTAACCAAATGGAAGTGCGATGCTGTGGATCGAATTTCTGCCCGTAGTTCACCTGCACGATGCCCCTGTATCCTGCACCGCCAGCTGTTTTTCAGCTTGTGCGGATGCGCAGCCTTGCCGACGGGCGATGCTTTTTTGATTTCCTTGAGCATATGCTTTGCTCCTCTTTCAAGCGCCTCCTCCGCATCGCCCGGATATTCCCTTGCCATCCGATCGAGCTGCCGCGCGAAGTCATCAATCGTCATGGTCCTCACCGCTTTCCTTTTTGTTGCACATGAGCTCGAGTTTTACATGCGCCTCATACGGATCGACGACCGACATGATCCGATACACCTGCTCGCGATACTTCACAAGCATACTCTCGTCAATGTTCGGGCGGTAGCGGATTGTGACCTTTGTCAAAAGCTCCACCTTGTCCTTGTACTGCTCGTAATACGTCCGACCGCGTGCAGGCTCTACGCGCGCCCAGATCGGATTCCCGATGGCGTCGACAAGCTCCTGCCGTGTCAAACCATAGGCATCTGTTATGTCTTTGTACGTCAGGATACGGATCCTCTTGTCGAGCATGCCAACCTCATCCATGTTAATCATAGCGCACCTCCTCCCGGAAGCGGTGTATATGCCCCTGCAAGCGCAATGTGCGTGATAATCGCCTGCAGATGATTCGGCAGTTCATTGAGATTCGTCTTTGTCGAGAAAGCGCTTCGATTCTCGTACCAATGTAAAACAAGCTGTTTCTGTGCGAGCGCCATAAGCTCAGAATTGGGCTGAAACCGCTTGCCCGTCGTCTGCTCCAGGTAGGAAATGGCAGCCGAGCCGAGCGAGGCGATCAATGCGTTATCCTCCTGTATGTCAGCGTCAACGCGCAAAAACTCCTTTAACGCTACAATCCCTTCTGCCATATCCACACCTCAAATCATGCAACGTTTCCGGTCAGCTTCACGAGTGACTCATACTCAATCGGCTTACCGTCACAGATCATGATCGTCTTGCGCACAAGATCGTCGGTCTCATTGTCCTCATACGTCTTGATACCGATCGAGTAGTTTGTGTTAAGCGTGTAGTCACCGAAGTTGTAGATGAACGCAAATACGTCCGCCTTTTTGAGCGTCTTTACATACGACGGCAGGTCATTGGTCAACACAACGCGCCGACCAAGAAGCGTGCGCTCAGGTACGCCGCCGATACCGTGATCGACACGTCCGATCGGTTGTCCTGCCGTATCAACCATACCGACGAACTCCATGAACGTCTTTTTCGTCATGACCCACACAGCACCGCTCTCGTACTCCATGGGGAGCGCCGCCTCTGCGGAAACAAGCGTCTTGTAGTCGATCGCTGCCACGTTGATGGTCTGCCCCTTTGCCGCATTCGCCAGAATACCCGTCGGCTGCGCCGAACCTGTACCCTTCAGAATTGCGGTCTGAATTGCACGCGCCATTGCCTCCGAGACCGAATTGATAAGACGGGCTTCAAAAGCCGAAAGCGTCATGACCTCCGTTTCGAGAGAAACAGAGACAGCACAGCGCAGCTTAAAGTGCCCGAACGTGACAGACGCGTCAAGCGGCGCCTTCTGCCGGTCTGAACCAGCGCCCTCTGCCACCCACGAAGCTTTCGGCTTAATGGATGCCATTGGAATCGTCATGCCAGTCTTATAGCTCGTACGATTGACGAGCGGAATCAGTTCGCCGAACGACTCGATCTTCTCGACGATCTTGTTCAGCGTAACCGGCGGTACGAGTGCCCCGACGTCCGCTGTCGTCGTGTTCGCGTTCGCACGGTATTCGATAGGAATCTCAACCCCACGGCAGACATACTCCATGAATGCCTCACGGTACTCCAGCGAGTCGAGCAGATTCTTTCGCGCCTGCATTTCACTTGTCTTCTCCACTGGTGCGCTTTCAATTACACCCGTCTGGATCGCGCTCGCCATCTGCTGACGTCGCTCGATCTCCGCCTGCTCATCATTAAGTGCACGAAGTTCCTTCTCGAGTGCCTCCATGTCGACGGCACCATTTCCCTCCAGCATGGAGCGGATTTCTTTCTTGCGCTCCAGGATTTCATTCAGTCTGTTCATTTGTTTACCCCTTTCTTAGCACATGCTCATAAGCCGCAGCCGCCGACGCGTATCGTGTCGACGCGCATCATCAAGCTGCTGAAAATAAATATCTTCGTTGTTTCTCGCCGCGATACTTGTATCATCGTAGGCGGGGAAATCCACGACCGACACATCATAGATCGTGTCAAAGCGTTTGATTGTACGCAGGAGCTCCTTTGCATCCCGGGTGTCCTTCTCCTCATCTTCCTCGACCGTAAAGGCGAAGCTCATCTTGTCGAGATCGCCGCGTTGAATCAGCGCGTAAATATCGCGCCCCTGCGTTGTCGGTGCAAGCTCTGCCCGCATGTGCAGCCCCTTTGCATCCGCCTCAAGCTGGAGTGTACCGTTGGAGGTGCGTGCAAGCACAAGCCCGTTGTTACAGTGATTGTATTTCAGTACCGTGCGTTGCATGTCCGCACCGACAAACGCCCCAGCTGCAATCGTCTCCATATAGCGATAACCCGTATACGGCGACTCGTAGATCAGTGTCGGCGAATCAAATACCGCCGCATACCCTTCGACAAGCATCTTGCCGTCGTCTGCTTCATTGTTCGGCTCACTGCGGATAGTCATCTGCATGGTCCGCAGTTCCGTTTTCCTCATCTGCTTCATCTGCTTCACCCCCTTTCGATGATCCCGTCTGATAAGCAGACTGATCGGTTGCCTTGATATAATTCAAACTGACCTGGCGTTCATCCCCGCCCTCGACGCCCGCATAGCCGAACATCTCGCGCACTTCGTTAATAGATATGCAGCCAATCGGCGTAAGCGCCTCGCAGACCTTGATTTTCGACGCGACACTCATGTAGCTCAGCCGATTGGATTCAAGGACGACCTCGTTTCCCCAGCCGCGCTCGCGTTTCGTGAAAAGTTTTTCCGTCAGCTCCTGCGACAGTTTCACGGCAAGAGGCTCGAGAACACTCTCATAAAAAGCGATATACTCGTCCTCGCTATACTGCCCCGTTACAATTTTGTCGTTAAGTCCAAAATGACGGTAGATTGTATTGCGCGCATACTCCATCTGCTTTGCATCAAACGTTGTGATCGGCGTGTTGATCTGCTGAAAGTCCGCCTTGTTGTCGAGCGAACCGATGCCGCTTCCGTTTTTCGTGCTTGCATAAGTGTCTACGAATCGCTGCCACGCCTGCGCCTCATCCTCAGGCCGAAGGGTCTGCTTCCACTTCAAGATGCCGCGAAGAGCGCCAAAATTGGCAACCGCATTCGTGATGGCCGACTTAACGGCTTTGAGCATCGAAAGGTCATCCTTCATGACCTCCGTCGCGTCGTCTCCCCACACATCGCTACGGTTGAAATACCGACGCACGTGAATGATGCTCGCATAGGGCACGGTCGTCCGATCGCCTAAACCAAACGTAAAGCGACAAAACAACGCCCCTTGATACTCACGCAGCTCCACTTGTGCGAAATGAAGCGGCCACAGCGCAATCAGCTTGCCGTTCTCGCCGAACTGCGGATAGATAAACGCATTCGCATACATCAGGTATTGCGCCGCGAATTTTTCGAGGAACTCTGAGGATGTCATAAGCAGGTTTGGCTTCGTTCCGAGCAGATAGTTAACGTCATCGTCTACAGTCTTCTGCACGGAGCCATCGCGACGTAAAATATGACGCGGACGCATCTTCCCAAAATGGCGGGCAATCGTATCGACGCAATCCCGCACCGTTGATTCGTCATAGGCGTTGCCATCCCACAGCGAATAGAGATTGTCATAGCTGTTGAGCAGTTTTGCCTGCTCATGTACCGCATCCGTCCCTCTGCCGAAGATTGACGCGAACATACTGCGAAAATTCATCGCATCACCTCCTTTCAAAAATGGGTATCAAAAAACCCGCCCAGTATTGAGCGGGTTCCGTGATGAAGTCGTTGTCTACTGCTGGTTACGCTTGCGGCGGGCGCGTTCCATACGCTTGCCCATGATGACACCGAGCGTATAGCTGCGCATCATCTCCCAAAC